TTCATATTGCAATGTGCCGTTCGTTCTCATATCCGGTCACTCAATAAAGATTTGATGCGTCATCAATGACCCTCACAAATTCCGCGATGATTTCATCGGCATCGACACCGTAAACGTTGCACCAATACATGAGCGAATTTTTGAGGGCATCGGTATTGACCGATGTCGATACGCCGTTTTCGGTGCGCGATGCTTCGACATAACCGCGAACCAAACCGACCGCAACCCGAAAGATTGTTGCGTCTTTCGGGGTCGCGGTGGCGGTTGCGTCAACACCCTCGTTGAACAACGCAAATTCGAGCGTTGCGTCATCGGGGTAAAACGTGTTCGCGATTGCGTTGCAGAGTGTCCGTAATGCTTCGATGTTTGTCATCGTTTACGCGGTCTGTGTTTTGAGGGTGTAAATGCCGTTCATTTCGGTGATGACGGGGAGCGCGAGTGCTTCGGCCTTTGTGAACTCGACACCGTTTGAATTGGTAGTCGCACCGGCACCCCATTGCGATACAAGCACGCGGTTGTGCTTCGAGTATGCAACACCGGGTTCGGGTTTGATTTCCGCATCGGCGAAAGCGTTTTTGACAAGACCGAGTTTGCCGTCCGGAATGAACACCATGTTGTTGGCGTTCCACGGAGTGTAGGGGGTTGCGGTCGTGCCGTTCTGAATGAGGATTTGACGGCGAATCGGCTCGAATGTCGGATAACCGTTCGATTCCATGAACTCGTTGAGGTCGCGGAGCAGAACCGGTTTCGATTTCTTGTCCGAACCGTGAATCATGAGTTTCATGTTTGCCGAACGGCAGATGTACGAAATGATTGCCGGGGCGCAGAGGATTTTCGACAAAACGGTTTTGTTTGCCGCAACATCGAGAATCGCTTGAATGTCCTCGAAACAATCGACCGTTGCGAGGTTTTCGGGTGTCCAACCTTTTGTAACGGTCGCGATGTTTTCGCCGGGTTGATTGAAATTGATTGAGCCGCGAACACCGCCCTCGGGGTTGGTCGTTTCATCGAGGTTGAACACGCCGCCGTTCGACAGCGCACCGAGGAAAATCATGTCGATTTTTGCGAGAACCGCCGAAACAACGGTTGCGACATCGCCCCACATGAGTTTAATGAGGGCTTGTTTTTTCGCTTCATCGCCGAGTGATTTTGAATCGAGGATTTGCATCACCTTACGGTATGTCTGCGTTGTCATCGGCACGGTGAGCGCGTGCTTGATAATCGATTCCTTGAGGGTTTCGATTCCGGTTGAACCGATGATAGGTTCGTTCGAGTGTTCGCCGATTGTTGCGGCGGCAACCGTGATGTTGTATCGACCGATGATTTCCTCGAAATCGAGACCGATTGAAGGAACGTCCCAATCAAGGAAACGCTCGAAAATCACGTTGTCGAAAAGCTGTTTGTTCAGCTTCGACACGGCATCGAAACGAATTTGAACCTGCTTTGTCAGTTCACCGAAAATCGAACTGAAAAATAATTCTTTTGCCATGTTGATTTACGGATTACTGTTTGATGTAAAGGATGTTCGGATTTGCGGCGAGGAAACAACCGTTGAGCCACGATGAAATCATCGGTGTTGCCGCGAGTGAGGGAATCAGCACGATTGCATCATAGGCGGCATCGAGGGTGTTGATGCCGGTTGCCTTGATTTCCTTGAATAGGGGTGCAACCATGTTCGGTGCGAATCGGGGCGCGGCTTTCGCGCCGTCCGCGAGTGTGGCGGAATCGGTTTCAATGAGAACATCATCGGCTTTTACGCCGGTGAGTGCGGCATTGAACGTGATAACGTCATAATCGGCGTTCGTTGTGTCGATTGATTTCACGGTTTGTTTCACCGTGCCGTCATTAACGGCAACGGTATCACCAACGGCGAAATAATGACCTTTCAACACGCGAGGTGCGGTGGTGGTGCCACCATTGACAACCTTTGCGGTTTTGCACACGGCGGCACTGCGCGTGTCGAAATCAACGTAAAGGGGCGAACCGGGTCGAATGACCGTGCCGATTGCAAGGGTGTTTGCCGGTTTGAAACCGCCGGGTAACACCTTGCTTTCGCCGCGCCATAATTCGGGGAAATGACCGGCGAGTTTCTGTGTTTGAAAGTTGATACCCATTGTTGTTGATTTGAGGGGTGAATTGTTTCGGTCAATCACTCACGGTTCGAGAGTGTTTTCGCCCATGCTTCGGCATCGGCGATGTCCTGCGCATCGGTCGAACCGCCCTCATGCGCTTGACCTTTCGGCATGAGGTTGTTGTTTACCAATTCCTGTTTGAACGATGTGAGCTCGGCATCGATGTCGGCATCCTCGGCGAACGTCATGCGCTTAACGAGGTAATCGGGGATTCCGAGGGATTTGGCTTTTGCGGCGATTGTGGCGGCGCGTTCGGCTTTCGCTTTGTCGGCTTTCAACGCGGCATTTTCGGCGGTCAGCGATGCGAGTTGTGTTTGCATCGTTTTCGCCCATGCCGGCATTTCCTCCGAACCGGTTTCGCCGCCGGTTGTTGTTGATTCACCCTCGCCGCCCTCGCCGGTTGTGTCGGTCGATTGCGTGGTCGATGGCTTGCGCGATGTCTTCCTCGTGATTTCCGATTGCATCGCCTTTGCAAACGGAACGAGCGAATCCACCGCCGCGTTAATATCATCATCGGTCGCGTCATCTTTGAGCGATTTCGCGCCGAGTTCGGTCAGTTCATTGAGGGCGTTTTTTGTCAGCCCCATGTCCTTGCACTTGATTTCGAGTGCCGAAAGGAATTTCTTTTTCATTGTCGCGATAATGATTGTTGTTTAACGTTACGCGCAAAGTTAGCGAAAATTTCCGGAACGATACCTATTAAATACCGATTTTCCGCGAAAAAATTTTTCCGTGTAATTCGTTGATTGCTTTGCAAGTGCAGAAATATCCCAATTTCAACCCAAAAATTTTTGCCGAAAAAGTTGCCAATATCCCAAATAAGACATAATTTTGCATCGTCAACAACGACAAACAACAAACATCTAACAGATACCGACATGAATACAATCAATGCTCAAATCAAAACAATCGCGGCGTTCCGCAATCAACTCGCCGACATCGAAAAACGTCTCGACAACGTTCGCAACGTCCGCGAATATGATGAACTCGTTGCCGAACGTCAAATCGCCCTCTACGATTTGTCATCGGCGGTAGCCGAACTGAACCGGGCAATCGGTATCGAAATCGATGTCAACGCCGATGTGATGTCGAACGATGCCGCCGCAATCATCGACCGCGAACTTACAAACCGCATGAACAACAAAACGAAATAATCAACCCTCAAAATCAACGCAATATGAAACCGACAACAATCACCGTCAACACCCACCGTTACGAATCCGGCGAATATGTATGCAAACCGGAAACCGCCGTGTTAACATCGTTTGAAGGACATGATGTTTATGTTCCCGAATCGGCAATCACCGGCACACGATATGTGTTCAATGACGGCACCCTCGGCGATGTAAATCACAATGCGAACATATATCGCGAAAACGGTGAACGCATCATGTGTGCATGGACATACGGACGCACCGGCAAATCTCTCCGTTGGGCGTGTGTTGTCATCAACGCCGCAACAAACAAAATGTCGAACGTTAAAACCGGCATGAACGGCGCAACCGGACACGGACGCGGCGCAACACTCCGGTTCATCGATTGGGACGGCTCAAAATATGCCGAAGCACTCGAAACCGCAAAACGCACCGGCAAAAAATTACTTCACGCATTCTAAATCATCAATCCGGAGGCAACATCACCGGTTGCCCCCACAACAACGCAAATGATATGAAAACAATCGAGGAAACAATGTATATCCTTTCGGGGTCGAAACGATATGAGTTCGGATATAACGAAAACGGTCAAATGTCGGTTCTTACCGTTACAAACTATTATTCCGGCGAATCGGTATCACTCGACCTTTCACGGTTGACACCGGAAATGCTCGATGAACTGCAAATCGAAGATTCCGAAAACATCGAATATTAACCGTTCAAAAATCATCATCGACATGACAACAACATCAATCAACCGCACCGCCGACACAATCGCCCTCAATGCGCGTCTGCAAATCGTGCGCCTCGACCAATACGAATTTGACACGCCGAAAGGTCGTGCAACCGTTCGCGGTTGGGGGTTCCTCATTCCCGGAATGGGATTCGTGAAATTCAAACACGATGCCGATGCCGTTCCCTACGCACCATGCGGCGGCAAATCGGCATTACAATCAATCATCGATGACGGCGGTTTCGTTTCATACGATGACATCGAATTTGTCGATTGCGTGAAATCGCCCGGCGATAAACTCATTGCGCAATATCACGCGATGAAACGCAATCACCCGGACGCGGTGTTGTTGTTCCGTGTGAACGATTTTTACGAAACGTTTTGCGAGGACGCAATCACGGCATCGGAAATCCTCGGTATCACACTGACGCGCCGTCCGAACGAATATCGCACCGGCACAATCGAACTCGCCGGATTCCCACACCACGCACTCGATGAATATCTGCGAAAAATCGTGCGCACCGGAAAACGTGTTGCGATATGCGAACAACTCGAACCGCCGGTGAAAACCGTTAAAGGCGGCGGCAAATAACGAAATCATTAACCGAGTGCGGTGATTTACC